GTCTGCTGCATCCCTTGGATCTGCCCCCGGATCACGTCGCGCATGCCGAAGGGGATCTTGCCGGCAATCCGGTCGAGGGTATCAAGGCCGCGCCCGAGCATGAGCGCACCGCTGTTGCTGTTGTTGACGGCAGACCCGTCCGGCTGTGCCTTCATGTACTTGGCGGCCTCGCCGACATCGCGCAACCTCTGCACCTCCTCGGGGGTGAAGAGCACCCCGAGCTTCTCATCGCCGATGTCGCGCAACGCGCGCCGGTAAGCCGTGTCTGAGAACTTCGTGATGTCATCGGTGTTGTTCGTCGCCGCGTCGCGCAGGTAACGCACCACGTATTGCCGCAGCGCTCGCGCGCCCTCGGGCCCGACCTGATCGAGCAACGACCCCACCTCGCCCGGCGACGCGCTTCGCCCGGTGACGAACTTGCGCACGAAATCGCCCGTGCCGACAACATCGTTCACAGAGCGTAATTGCGGGTTGTCGCGCACTGCGGCGATTGCTTCATCGACCTGCGCGAGCGCGGGATTCGCTTCAAGCGCCTGCATGTACGTGCGGTTCGCTGCTCGGGCGCGGTTGAACGCCTCGATCGCCGCTTGCCCGTCAGGCGCTGTCTGCGCGCTCGGCAGTGTGTTGCGCACGGCTGGCAGGTTGCCTGGGTTCGGCACGCGGCCGGCTGTGTCCGCGAGCGGCGTCTCGTCGAGCGCCTGACGCACGAGCCGCAGCGCCATACGCGCCGATCCGTCGCTGCTCGCGCGCTGCAGCGCCCCGATGCGCGTCTTCAACTGCTCCGCGATCTCGACCGTGAGCGGCATTTCGCCTCGGGCGACGGCGTTGAGCGTGCGCGCCACGTCACCCGGCAGTGCCCCTCCGACCATGTGATAGTCGAGCAGTTCGTTTGCGCGCCGAGTGAAGGTTCCGGGTTCGAGCGGCAGACTTCGACCTTGGTTGTCGCGCGCTGCGGAGTAAAGGCTGCTGATCTCGTTGCGCCGAGCGGTGGCGTAGTTTGTCAGGCCACCGATTCCGCGCTCGCCGACTGCCTCTGCGCTGGGCGCAGCCGCCGCGCCGGCTTCGTCGAGGTTGCGCAGGAGCGTCGCTGTGTTCTGGTTCTGCAAACCGGGCAGCCGTTGCAGCCCTGCATCGGTGCTGCTGGCGCCGGTCTTCGCGAGGTTCATCTCGCGCGTGATCTGCCCCGGGTTCTGCGTAAGCATGCCAACAGTCGGCGTCGTGCCGGTGCGCTGGAAGACGAGCAGGCGTTGGAGCGCGCGCTCGTTGAGTGGCTGGCCCGTGTTGAGGGCTGATGCGACTTCCTCCCGCATGCCCTGCCTGACGCGCTCAGGCACCTGGGACCAGTCCACGCCGGAGCGCTCGAGCACCAGCTGAATCTGATGGTCGGCTTGCTGCAACTGCGTCGCGCGAGGCGTCAACGCACGCCGGGCCGCATCGACAGCGCCGGCTGCCCTGTCAGCCGCAACGCCACCCGCCAGGCCGCCCGCCAGCGCGGCGGCGAACTGCTCGACGGGGCCGCCCCCGGCCTCACGCACAGAGCCACCGGCAGCGCCGGCTCCGGCTGCCCCCGCGAGTTGAGTGCCTGGGCGCGCCGCCAGCTGTTCGAGCGCGTTGCCTACGACACCTGACGCGCCTCTGCTGAGTGCGCCTGCAGCGCCACTCAAGGCGCCCGCGCTGGCGACCGTTCGCGCGGCATCGCCGATGACACGCTCATTCGCGTCGCGCGGCGTGGGTAAGCCCAGGAAATCTGCGAGTCGGGATGCCGCATCGCCTGTGCTCGCAGCGGTCACAGGCTGCTTGCCTGTGACCGTATCCGACAGCGTCGTCGGTTGCACCATACGGGCGATAGGGTTGACGACGAGTTGGCGAATCGGCTCCGTGAAGGGCTGCAGCGCTTGGCCTACGCCCTCGATACCGTAACGCGCGGTGAGGCCGACCTGCCGCGGGATCTCACGTAGCGCAGAACCGGCGCGCTCGGCAAGCGAGGGCTGTGGCGCAGGCGCTTCGGCCTGCATCCATTCGGCAGGCACGGCCATGCCGTTCGCTTTGAGCTTGGCGGCGAGATCGGCCTTCGTCGTCCCGTCAGGGACGTTCTGAATGATCGTGCCATCAGGCAGACGCACGTTCATTACTTGAGGCTCCCGAAGTCAACGACCTGGGGCGAAGGGGCTGCGACCTTGGTGCGCTTGTTTTGCGGCACTTCGGCCAGCATCGTCTGCACCGCAATCTGTCGGTTGCGGGCCTTTTGCGCCAACACCTCGTCCGAATCTCCCGCCTGCGGAAAGTACTGTTTGGATGCACTCGTAAACTCGCTCGGCGAGATAGCCGCCCCCGATTCGCGCCGCAAGACGGCGTTGAGGAAGTCCCGTTGCGCTTGCTCCGCTTGCTGCTGCCCAGGCGACTGCGTCCAGTTCGTCAGCGCTCCGGCCGCCTCTCTGGCGCCCTCGCGTCCAGCCCATTCGGGGATGATGCCGACTACGCCCTCGGCGGTGCGTTTGAGTGCTCCGGGCCGATCGACGCCGCTGCGGGCCAGATTCGCCAGGATGCGGTCGGCTTCCTGCATCCGCGTACCGAACATGTTGGCCTTCGCCTGCCCTTCAGTCAGGGGCTTGTCCTTTTCGCCGACGGCGTTGCCGCCCTGCATCGCCGGCTTGAACTCGTTAGTTTTCAGGTTCACCACCCCGCCACGGTCGGCGTCGTAGTGGAGCTTGCCCTGTTCCGCCGCGTCGACGGCTCGCGCGTTCACGAGATCCTGACCCCGCATCGTCGCAGCAACCGTTGCGGCGTTATTCGCGAGAGAAGTCTGATTCGTGCGGATGTTGTTCGCAATGTCCTTCTCGACCTGCGCCCGGTTGTTGCGCTCTGTCTCCGCGATCTTCCGATCTTCCTGCTGCATCTTCACAAAGGCGTCCATCCCGAGCGCGTTCCGTTGGCGCCAGCGTTGGAAACCTGCGGGATCGGTCGGGATCTGCGCGACGGCCTGCTCGAGCGGCCCGAAGGATTGCATGTGCTGCGACAACTGAGGATCGTTGTATTGCGCCGCAAGCCACCGCGCCGCGCTCTGCGGCGTATCGACGAAGTCGAGGCCGGAGCGATAGCGCTTCAGTGCGGCGTCCATCGTCTCGCCCTGCGCTTTACCCGCGCGGGCTTTGGCCTCGCCCGTCTTGGCCATCGTCTCCTCGTTCGCGAGCCGTTCCTTCTGCAGTTGCAGCCCGCGTTCCGCCGTGTTGGGGTCCGCCAGCAGCGCGGCTTCACGTTTCAACGGATCTGCGTTCTCAGGGTTGGAATAAATCGCCTGGATCGCGTTTTGCATCCGGCGCTTTTGCGCGATCTCGTCCTGCTGCGCGCCGAATTGCAGAGCGGCGAGCGCGTTCTGTCGCTGCGCGTTTTCCATTTGCGCGCGACGCAAGTCCTGCGCGTCGTAGTCGGCCTGATAGTCCGCGACGGACTTCACCGGCTGCTGCAGGTAGCTCTGAAAGAGATTTGAAACTGGCATGGCTCAAGGCCCCGGGTAGCCGTAGGGGTTCTGTCGGCGGTTGTACAGGGCCGCGAGTTGATTGCCTGCATTGGCCCAAATGTTTCCCTGCGCGAGTGCGGCGCCACCCATCGCGTTGCCCTGCGAAGTCACAAGGTCGCTGATGGCGTTCGCCCGGTTCGCACCGGCGTTGGCCGCGCCTCCTGCCGCCTGGAATTGGCCTTGCCCAAGTTGCCCCGCGGTGCCGAGAGATCCCGAGGACATTGCGCCAGCGGTGCCCAGGGCGCCGGACGACAGCGACCCCGCCGTGCCGAGTCGGGCGCTGGCTGCCTGCCCTGCGGCCTGCTGGCCCATGCCTGCCAATTGCGCGAGCCGATTCAACGAGTCTTGCCGGCGTTGATAGGCCGCGTTGTATCCGCTCGTGGCGTAGTCGGTGCCGTAGCGACTCGCGGCCTTGAGTGCCGCGCCGCTGACCCGACCGCCCATTGCGGCGGTCTTGCGGTCGAGGGCCAATTGCCCTTGCTGCAGGCCGAATTGATAGCCCGGATCGGCCATCACGTCGGCCGCAGTGACGGGCTTCGCCAGGGCCTGCTGATACTGCGCCAGCGCCTGCCGTCCGGCCTGCTGATATGGCGCATAGTCGCCGAGTGCGCCGCTTAGTCCTTGATTGAGATCGGCCCGCGAGCGGTCCATCCCCTGCGTGAGGTCGGCCCGCGATTGCCGCTGTCCGCCGAGGAGGTCCGTGCGCGAGAGGTCACGAGCACCGTAGAGATCGGCCCGCGTCTGGTCGTACTGCCGTCGCTGTTCGGCCAGCGCAGCATCCGTCGATCGCTGCTGGGCCTTCAAGGCCTGGTTCGCGCTGTTCGAGCCGATGAGCGCACCGCCAAGCGTGCTGCCGATTTTCAGCAGGTTGCCGGGCGTTGCCAGTTGCTCGAGCGCGTTGCCCGCAGAACCCGCGAGGCCAGCGAGGCCGCCTCCCGCGCCGGTGGCCATCACGCCGCCGAGGCCTGCACCAAGATCGACGGCGACCGGTGCTGTGGCGGCGAATGACGGGCCGTAAGTGCCTGCCGCAAGGTCCAGCTGCGCAGCGGTGAGGCCGGAAGGAGCCATCGCGCCGCCCGTTGCCGCGCCGCCTTCGGCGACGCCGGCCGATGTGGCAGGCAACGCGCCGAGATCGACGCCGGCAAGCCCTCCGGCTGCTCCTGCGGTGTTTCCCGCCATGCCGCCCGTCGCCGCGGCCCATCCGGGCAATGCAGCGAGTGCAGGGGCGGCGAGAAGAGCACCGCCCGCCAGGAAATCATTCTCAGGCGACGCATGCCGGGCGATCGACTGTCCGACCTGGTTGCCGCTGCGGTCGAAGTAGGCCACTTCGCTGTTGTTCGTGCCCGGCGTGCGGCGGACCATGCGCGTCAGGCCCTGCGCAGAGAGCCACTGATCGAAGCTCATCCCCGACCGCGGATCGAAGCCGACACGTGCCATTTCCTCGGGCGTGGTGGCCCCCACCGTCAGGGACGGCATGCCCCAATTGTCGAGAGCCGCCCCCTGAAAGCCGGCGTCGCTGTCCCGCGTGCCTGCGCCTGGGTTCGGTGTCGCCGCAAGGGACTGCGGATCGACCCAGCCCGATTGCGCGATTGCGCTCCAAATGCTCATCCCGAAATCTCCCGGCCCTCGATGCGGATCACGATCGCGCTCGCAGCGCTGGCAAGCGTCGAGATGAAATCGCCCGCGTTGAGCACGCGCCCGACCATGCCCGGGAACAACTCAGGCGAGGCTGTATCGACAATCGTCTTCGCGGGAACGATCAGGTTCGATGCCCCGGCGCTGCCGCCGTTGGGGACAACGTTGATTGCCAGCGTCTGATTCGCGCCACTGTTGTTGCTCGCGGTGATCTTGTCGATGATGACGCGAGTCCCCGCCGGCGCGGTGTATTGCGTCGTCTGCGCGTTTTCCGCGTACTTGGTTTCAACCAAACACTTTGCAACGACGGTTGTCATGCGGTAATTCCTTGTTGCAGACCTGCCACCAAGAGTGACAGAGATTCAAGCTGTGCATGCAGTTGCATGACTCGGTTTTCCAGCCACTCGACGCGCTCTTCCACGGGGTAGACAGCGGGCGTCTGCCACTCGATGCACTCTTGCGCGGGCAGTACCGGGGGCATGTATTGCTCCGGCACCTCGCAGAGGGTCTGCATCGGCAGCACTGGGGGTGCGTATTGCTCGGGCGTCACCTCGGAGATCTGCGGCAACACCGCAGGCGCGTATTGCTCGAGCCTCGCTTCGGAGATCTGCGGCAGCACAGGGGGAGACTGGCCCACCTCAGAGGTTTCAGCGACCGACGTAGAAACGTCAGACACCAGCGGCGGCGCCTGCAGCAGGTCGTCGCTGTTGAGCGCTTCGACGCCGCCCGTGCGCGCCGTGATGTCGCGCGCCCAGCGATACCACTCACTATTGATCGGCGAGCGGCCCGTGATCGGGATGTCGAGTCGAGGGAGGGTGACGGTAGTCATCAGGCATCCACCGTGGCGGCGATGATCGACAAAGGCACGGCATCGGCGCAGCGCAGGCGGAACACACGGTCGCGTGCAGAGCCCAGACACAACCAGCGCACACGCTGTGTCGCGCTCGTGCCGAGCGAGCGCATCAGCCGATTGCCGAACGTCTCGCCGCCGTCGTTGCTGATCTCCAGCGAGATCTGCCCTCCGTGGCCTGTCGTGCAGAGCAATTCAAGGCCGCGATACGGCATCGGCTCCAGGCTCGGCGAACGCAGATGCGGCCATGTGCGTTCGCGCACAACCGGCGTGCCCTCGATGACGAAGGCATCGTCATCAAGCTCATAGACGTACTGCCCGGCGCTGCCGTAGTGTGTGCCGCCAAAGCACACCACTTCATCAAGGCGCAATGGCACCCAGGCGTCGGTGCCCTCCGCGCGCTCGTGCCATTGCCGGGTCGCGGCATCCCATACCCAGGTCGTTTCGAGCCCAGGGGCGTTGATGCCGACGAATTCGTTGCCCTCACGCTGGTAGACCCACATTGAGCACTGCGAGAGATCCGACGATCCGGCCAGCGCCTCTTCGACTGCCTGCGTGCTGATGACGGTGGGCTGGTGCCCCTCGAGCATGTACACAACGCCGGTGCCGCGCTCGGTCTGCCCGCAGAACACGAGGGTGTCTGCCGCTTTGATCGCCGCGCGGGCACCGACAATGCCGATGTCGATCGGCGTCGAGTTGTACCGTGTGAACGGGAAATCCGGGTTGCCGGAGTCGATCCACACTTCTACCGAGCGTGTGCCGAACAGGAACAATTCACGCTTGGCAACGCGGAAGGTGACGATATTGTCGTTCTGCGCGTCGGCGCTCGAGAAGTCGAGCGAGTCGAAGCTTGTGGCGTTGTCGAGATCGGAGATGAAGAACTGATCGGAATTCGGCGTGGCGAAGATGAAATATCCGTCCAGTTCATCGACCCAGGTCGAGGGCCGGAAGTCGCCGTCGGTGATCTGCACGAAGGCATTTGTCGAAAGCGTCAGCACATAGCCGTTCGTGCCATCGACGATGCAAAGTTGATCGCGGCCGTCTTTCATGCGCACGTACCCGCTCGACGTGGTGAGCGTGCCGCGGGAGACGGCTGCGCCGCTGGTCAATTCGTACAGCGTCGAGCCCGCAACGGCGAACCATCGCGAGTCCGTCGCGAACAGCCCGCGAATCGTTGCGCCTAAGTCGAGATATCGCACGAGGCCCGGTGCACTGCGCAAGACGGCCTGCACGTCCTCGCCCGGCCCTTCGATCTGCTGCACCCACAGGTTCACCGAGCGTTGGGCCGCGCTCTTGCGGTCGGCCAGCGGATAGCTCGGTCCGACGCACTGGACGGGGACACGACGGCCGGCCATCAGTAGCCCCGCAGAATGCTGGCGAGCGGGCCGGGGTTGTCCTCTCCCCCGATGATCGCGGGATTGAGGTTCTGCGTGGTGACACGCTGCCGCGCGGCGGCTGCGCGCCGCTCGCAGATGGTGAGCACATCGGGGTTCATCGTCGGCGCCAGCAGCGCGGCAAGGCATGCCGCCAGTGCGGATTGATACCCCTGCGGCATCGTGTAAACGGTGTCGAGCCCGTTGAAGACACTGATCGCTTGGCGCGTGCGCAGCGTCACTTTCTGCCCCGTCGGCACCGGGTAGAAATAGACCGTCTCCCCGCCGTCGTAGGCGTAGGCCGCGGGGTAAGTTGACGTGCTCTTGATCGCGATCGCTTGGTATTGCGCCATCGTCATCGGATCAAGGGGCACGTCGAGCCCCGCGCTATAGGCGACCGTCGCGCCGAGGATCTGGTCGCCTGGCGCGAGCTCGGGCCAGTCCACGCCGAGCGTTGCCGTCGCGCTGCTGATGCCGGCGACCGATTCCGTCAGGATCTCCTGAAACAAGGCCGTCTTCGCGCCGTCCCATTCGTCAACGATGTTGTTGAGCGCCGCGAGCGCGAAGTCTCCGGTGTCGGGGTCGAGGCTCTCGCCCGGAGAAAGCCGGTTCAGGTGGAACCGCAGCGCGTCCATGATGACGGCGCGCGCCGTGAGATAGGAGGTCGGGACAAGGACGGTCGGCATAGCCTACGCGAGCGTGATATTTGCTGAACGCACAGTTCCATCCGAGCCCTTGACCTTTATGGTCAACTGCGTATTGCTCGTAAGTTGAAACGTCATCTGCGAGTTGGATGCTGGCGTTGCCGACGTTTTGAGCAATTCGGCCATTACGCCGGTGTCGCGGGCGATGGTGAGCGGGCTATCGACGAAGGCCCCGCTGTCGTCGTATCTGTTGACCACAAACGAACTGCCGGCGTTGGCGCCAGATTCCGCGGCGTTGCTCGCACCCCAGGCCCAGCGCAGGGACCCCCCGGATAGGACTTGATACAAGCGGTTGTTCCCGGCCCCGCCGTCCAACGCGAGCAGTTCAGCACCGAAGCCATTACCGGATGTCGATGTGCCGTCAACGACTCGCCAGAATGCAAGTTGCTGATCCACGATACCGCCCGCGATGCCGCCTGACGTATCGCGATTGCCGGACCACACCATCTGCTTGTTGGTGGCCCAGCTTCCGGCGCCGGTCGTGGAGAACACGAGATGCCCGGAACTGAACGACCCATTGAATTTGCAGTTCACCGCACCCAGGCCGGCCGCCGTGTTGGTTGCCGTGGAAGTGATGAGGTCAATTGCGCGCGTCGTATTTGCTGCCGCGGTGCGCTGAAAGTGGCAGCCGGTAAGGGACTGTTTGAAGTTATCTACAACCTGCAGAACCCCGTTATCGAAATAGCAATTCGTAAATTGGTTGTTTGACGCGTTCGCGCCTTCGATCCGCGCAGCCACGTTATCGGCACCGTCTACCGTCGCCCCGTTGTAAGCGTGTATCTGACTGAACAGGCCAAGATTGCCGGTCACATATAGCGGATAGAGCGCATACGCGCAAACGACGTTCGCGTACATGGAATCAGCCGTATCGACCCACAACCCGTAGGCATCTCGATTCGCGATTGAGTCGTACCCGCTGTCGCCAAATACGTACTGACGAATAACGCTTTCCGTCAGTGTGGATTCCTGCGTCGTGCCTGTGTCTTTGACGCCATAGGTCTTGAATCGTTGGATGCGGCAATCCCGCACATGCGAACGGAGCGCTGTCGTGCGAAGCAATCCGGCGCACTTCCACTGCGCATCTAGTTCTACGCCAATCAGTCCCGCGTTCTCAACATTGTTGATCGTCACCATCGGGTCCGTCAGAGCCCATGATGACCCAACGGCCTTGAGCGCGCCGTTAACTAAGTACACACCAGTCGGTAATGTCAACCCCGATCCAATGCCGTATTTTCGGCCCATTAGATCAATAAATGCGCGACCGAAATTAGCGCCGACTTGGGCGCCCGCTGCCGTAATTATCGCGGCCAGCGCCGCTGCATCGTCCGTCGAACCGTTGCCTACTGCCGAGCCGGCGTAAAAGGTCCCTTGAGCCCCGTTGAAATATAGATTACCCGCGAGGTTGATGCTTCCGATTCCTTTGGCCCCGCCAGTCGGGTTTCCAAAACGCCATCCGCCCGCATAACGACCCTCTTCTGTCATCGTTCCGTTCTGACGCGAACGGAACAGCAGCTGACCGTATGCCGCCCCGGCTGTGATCGAACTGCCCGTGACAAACTGAATGTCGGCGTAGTTGACCTGCGCGCCGCCGCTTGAATCCTTACCCGTTCCCTGCAATTGCCCTACGACAGTGCCCGTGGCCTGTCGATCAGAACCGATTGACATGGTTCCGGCCATCGTGTCGGCCGCCTTAATGCGGATATGAGCGGTCGAGGGCGCACCTTGAACGAGCATGCCGAACGTGCCCGCGTCATCAATAGTGACGCCGTTGGTGATGCCGCCGTTGCTCATGTTCGGCACGACGTACAGGCCATGCGTCGCTGTGATCGGGTCCGAACTGGCGGGTTCGGAATTCCGCATGCGCATGAGCGCCAATACTCCATTTGCGCCGTCTGGCGAGGCTACACCTAGGGGCGCTCGGGCGATGAGGTCCACCCCGAAACGGCGCCCGTTCGCTGCATCGTCGGGGCCGCTGGCAACTACATCAATCTCTGCACCGACGCATGAGCCACCCGACACAGACGAAGAACGTGTCGTCAAGTCTTTCGCAACGATGTTCGCGGTGATTAGGTTTGTATTCGCAACAACGTTTTTACGCCCTTCGGCTTGGTATGCCGTAGCCGATTGCGCGTGCGACGCTGCATTGCAGTCGATCTCGAAAATGGCGGCGTTGGCCTTGTTCGTCACGCCGCCAGAAATGTTCTGTTTGACCGACAGCGCCGAAGGATTCGCCGCAACGCCGCCGGTATAGCTCGTGTCTTTCTGGATGCGGACAACCGGGTATTCCGTGGTGGGAACAGCGCTCAGACTTTGCCCGAAGCCCACATTGCCGACGGTCCATGAGCGAGCGGAGTCGCCCAGGTAGGTCGTATTCCACACCGCGCCGTTATTGAGCAGCACCGCGCTTTGCGCATTGGCGGGGTCATACAGCA